AGTGTTCTTCTGCGTGTAATTTTTGCACCTGCAAGATCAGTAAATGGTAGAGGCGTGGCATTATTTGTAAGTTGTATTATTGCTGTAATCGTACCTAATAAATTAGAAAAACTAATTGTTGGTCTTGGCAACTTACCTTTTCCCGAATATTTAAAGCCCTCTGCCTTACAAGGCATTCTTGTGTATGTATTAGACTGCCATATAATGTCACCACTATTTTTCATATTATTACCAGCATGAAAAAGATAAACAGTAGGATTTGCAGATACTGAATTAATATTAAATGAAACAGTATTGCTACCAGAAATGGTTTGTGAAACTATAGCAGTAACAGTAAAAGTATTTGTAGCAACAGTCTGTATTGTATAAATCCCATCAGCAGCACCGCCAGTGTGAAAATCTAAAGTTAAAATCGTGCCGACTGTTAAACCATGAGAATTAAGTGTAATTGTTATTGTGGTTCCGCTTTGTGTATAAGTGCAATTTGTTTTTGCTGAT